GACTTCCATTCTTCTGGGTTATTTCCGGCGCTACCAGATTTCTTTTGCCCTAGATTTGTTATAGCCTCAATTTTAAACGCATGGAATAAAATTGGTCTCAACCCTTTAATTTTTACTTCTGCTTGCTTCATTTCTTTCCTTTTTGTTTGTGTAATAAAACCATACCGCACCTCACCGTACCATACCTAGCCACGCCATGGCCCAGCCTCACCATGGCCAGCCTTACCTGTCCGAGCCTCACCGGGCCCCGCCGTGCCGGGCCCCACCCGGCAATAACTTATTTATTCTTGTTTCTTTCTTCAATAGCGCATAGCCTACCGTGGAAGTCTTTCATCTCGTCTTTAATAGCCCTTATTTCTTCGCGTATTCCATTATGCAAAGATACAGTTACACCAAAAAATGTGAACATAATCACTAAATTTGATCCTACAATCGTCAATACTTGTATTGTTGCTTCTGTCATAGATTTTTCCTTTTAATAAACCAAGCCTCGCCTCATCTCGCCCCATCCAGCCAGACCTCGCCGTTCCATGCCTCGCCAGACCTTACCTCACCTGGCCTAACCCAGACACACCTAGCCGAACCAGACCTTGCCGAACCAGACCACATCTCACCATGCCAAGCCTTATCCCGCCATGCCTCGCCATACCATGCCCAGCCGAACCAGACCAGGCCGAACCAAAACTAATTACTTATTTTCTTTCTGATGATGATATAGAAGATGGGCCTTAAATTCCGCGTCTTGCTTCTCTAGTCTTCCCTTAAACTCTGCATCCTGCCTTTCCAATCTGCCATGGAAATCTTTTATTTCTTCCTGGATTCCTTTAACGAAAATATCTAACTTATTATCCATATGACGCCAATCAGCTCGAGATTCAGATCTAAACCATAAAATTAACGCTGCATTCCCTACGAAAAGAGCTAGTACTTGCACCCAGGCTTCACTCATATGCTTCTCCTATTATTAAAACCAAGCCTCGCCTTACCTTACCTTGCCTACCCTCGCCTTGCCACGCCTAGCCGAACCATGCCTTGCCTTGCCAAACCTGGCCCTGCCATGTGACGCCTCACCACGTCATGCCTCACCCCGCCAAACCTGGCGTTGCCATATCATTTTTTCTCTTTCAACCGCTTCTCTACCATATCATTAACGATCTTTTCTAAATCAACAACCGCCATTCTGGTTATTTCTGATCTGGCTATTCTATAGGCCGATTTCCTGCCTCCGTCTAGTTTGAAGGCCGATATTCTCCCGCTCTTGATCATTTTCCTAACAGTATTAGGATGCGCCGATATTTCATGCGCGAATTCTAAGATTGTAAGGTACGCTTTTTCTTCTTTCATATACCTATGGTAACAAAAGTCACAAATTTTGTCAATGCATGTTACCAAAATATAAAATATTTGACGCAATTAAAATTTTAATGTATTGTCAAATCAAAAAATTAAATTGCCGTAAAACGGCTACAAGCACGAGGTTTATATGACAGCATATGGTATAGGTGGTCTAATAGCGGTTCAAGATGGTGCAGTGACAGGTTTTGGACCTCCTCCATTAAGTTTTAGAGCCCAATTAGGTCAGCAATATTTCGATAAAAGCGTAACGCCACCAGCAGAATATGTATACAATGGCCTGACATGGGTAACAGGAGGAGCTTCGCCTGCATCTACTACATTAGCTGGTAGTGTACTTCTCTCTACATTAGCACAATTAGAAGCAGGGACAGCTCCAGCAGGTTCTGTAGTGCCATTAGCCAACGATGTCTTTACATTTGTTAATAGCGTTGTAATAGCAGGTGGTAATTTAGCCACAGAAGCTGCTGTAGGGCTTATTCAAGAAGCTACAGATGCCCAGGCAGTAGCAGGAACCAACTTAAACCCAGGAACACCTCTTGCAGTACAACCAAAGAGTCTTGCGGCTGTGTTCGCTGCTAATCCAGCTATCGGAGGAACAACTCCAGCGGCTGCTTTATTCACAACAATCGGAGCGAGCGGTTTAGCCTCATTAAGTGGAAGTGCAACAATCCTTTCTGGTGGTACAGCAATCAATATCGGTTCGGATGCTTCAGCAGATGCAATCAATATAGGAACAGGAGCGGCTGCTCGTACAATCACCCTAGGTAACTCCACGGGCGCTACAAGCATAGTACTAAACGCCGGCACTGGTGCATTAAACATAGGCACTAATGCTATAGCCCATATAGTAACAATTGGAAATATCACAGGCGCTACTGCAGTAAACGTTAACACAGGAACCGCCGGATCTACAATAACAACAACCAACGGTATCTTTAGTGTGTTGACCGGCACAGGAGCCATTTCGGTCGGAACAGACGCAGTTGCTAAAACAATTACGATAGGTAACATTACAGGCGGTACTGCAGTCAATATCAATACTGGTACTGGTGGCTCTGCCTTTACAACTACAAACGGCACATTCACTATCGCTACAGGAACTGGTGGTATCAACATTGGTACTGATGCAGCTGCTCATATTATCACTTTAGGCAATAGCACAGGCGCTACTCAAGTAGTTCTTAACGCAGGTACTGCCGGTGTCACGGTCGGTACGAACGCAATTGCCCATACAGTCACCATAGGTAATATCACCGGAGCTACAGCCGTTAATATCAATACTGGTACCGGTGGCTCTACAGTCACAACCACTAACGGTATCTTTAGCCTACTTACCGGGACTGGAACTATATCCATTGGCGCTGATGCTGCTGATCATATCATCAATATTGGTAACTCTACAGGCGCGACTCCCGTTTCCTTAAATGGTGGTACTTCTGGCGTTAACGTTGGTACTAATGCTATCGAGCATACTGTAACCATCGGTAACATCACAGGTGCTACTGCTGTCAATATCAACACAGGAACAGGTGGCACAACCCTAACGACTACTAATGGCATTTTCAGTCTATTAACAGGAACAGGAACTATCTCAATCGGTGCTGATGCTGCTGACCATACTATCACGATCGGTAACTCGACAGGAGTAACTGCTGTATCTATTAATGGTGGTACAGGTGGTGTAAACGTCGGAACAAATGCTATTGCTCACGCAGTAACCATAGGTAATGTTACTGGCGCTTCTACTGTTGTGATTAACGCAGGAACTGGCGCTAGCTCATTTAACACAACTAACGGAGCATTCGCTTTAACTACAGGAACAGGAACCATCTCAATCGGCGCTGACGCAGCAGACCATACGATCAATATCGGTAACTCTACTGGTGTTACTGCGGTATCACTTAATGCCGGTACAGGTGGAGTAAACGTCGGGACTAACGCAATAGCGCATATCGTTACTATCGGTAATATCACGGGCGCTACTGCAGTTAACGTGAATACAGGTACTGCAGGAACAACATACACGACCACAAATGGTATCTTCACATTGGCTACTGGTACAGGAGCAATTACCATTTCAGGCGATGCCGCAGCGACTACATTGCTTATCGGTACAGGTGGTGCAGCAAAAACTGTTACCTTGGGCTCAACAACAACAACATCAACTACAGTCCTGAACGCAGGGTCTGGTGATGTTAAGGTTACAGGAGCCAACTTAAGAATCGCGACAACTGGAAAAGGCCTACAAATTAAAACTGGAGCTGCTACTGACTTCGCAGGTACTGGAGTACTCACTTTAGGTACAGTCACAATTGCCAACACAAATATCGCTACTGGTGACTTGATATTCCTATCTAGGATAGCTAGCAACGGCTCTGTAACATTAGGCGAGTACACATATACTATCATAAATGCTACAAGCTTCACTGTCACTAGTTTGATTTTGGGCACTCCTGCATCAACGCAAACGGCAGATGTTTCCTCATTTGCATATTTTATAGTAAGACCTTTATAAACGGTTAAAGATTACTTTAACCTATAAAGGAGGACTATGCTGAAAACCGTATCGAAACTTGAATGCAAAATCGGAGAGAAGATCTATCAGTTTTTTGCTGATCACGACTCTCCGTTAGTAGAAGTAAAAGAGGCTCTTTTCCAATTCCAAAAATACGTTGGTCAAATCGAAGACCAATGTAGGGCCCAAGCAGCCAAGAAAGCGGAAGAAGAAAAAGCTGCACAAGAACAGCCAAAAGCAGAATAGGGGTAAAAATGGGCTACACAACAAGATTAAACTGGGAAACTTTAAGAAGTGTGGACTCTGCCACATTAGCGGCCTCTTACGTAGCCCTGGGAGGCCCTTTAGTACATCCTTCATATATTTTGAAAATCGTTAACAATTCAAATATTCTTGTAACAATATCTATAGACGGTGTTACAGATATAGATGTAGCTCCTGCAAATTCTTTTTTTCTTTATGATGAAGATGAAGGCAACCCTTCTCATGAAGCTATTCCAGCGGGCACTCAAGTTTATGTCAAAAGCGGCACGGGGGCTGGAGGCGTAGGTCTTATCTATATGGTGTCGCAGTTTATTACTATTTCATAGGAACTACATGAGCCAGGCGGGAATTTTCAGCAATAGCAGTAGCACCCCCAGTGGCGTAATTGTTATCCCGGGTGTTTCTGTAAATATGACAGTTGCAGGCGCGTCTACTTTATTTACTCCTACAGGAAACTTTTTTCTTACTGGAATTTTTGCACGAGGAACAAATGTGACTGTTCCTGGAGCTAGTGCTAGTTGGAGTTTGGGTTGGACAGGCCCACTTTATAATGATTTTACAGCCAATTCTAATTTTAATCCTCCTTTGAGGTTTACAGGTGCTACAGGATCAAATGAATGGAGTTTTGATACTCCACAAATTATACCCGTTGCGTTGCCATTTAAAATAAACATCACAAGCCCATCTACTTTTGCCACAGATCTGGAAACTATTTATGTCATAGGATTTTATATATGAGCCAAGCCGGCATAATAAATATAGCTGGTGGTGGCGGTGGCGGATCTCCGATATTTACCCTCACAGGCAATTCTGGCGGCCCTGTACCACCAACGGCTAATAATATTTTCACAGTCGGTTCTGGTAGTATAACAACCGTAGGTTCTCCTGGCACAAGCACTCTCACAACTCAACTCACAGGATTAACTAACCATGCTGTTTTAGTGGGTGCAGGAACAGCGACCATTACCAAGCTAGCTGTCGGCACTAATGGACAACTCCTTATAGGTTCAACAGGTGCAGATCCTGCATTTTCTACATTAACGAGCAATTTAGCTGCTGTTACTTTTACAACTGGCCCCGCTAGTCTTCAAATAAATATGCCCATAGCACAGGCTATACCTGTCACAGATATTACCAAATTGGGTTTCGCGTCTTTTAATAACACCGAATTTACAGTAGATGTTAACGGATTCGTCAGCCTAGTCGGTGGTGGTGCGGCAGTTGATTCTATAACAGTTGACACATTCACAGCGCCTGGGAGTAACCCGGTTACTCCAAATGGATCTGGAATAATTACTATCACGGGCGCTCAAGTAGCCACCGGGACTATCGGCGCCAATGTAATACGAACTGATTCTTTGGCAGCAAATTCTTTCACAATTGAAATACAACGTACTACAGCTGTTGCAGGTGCTGATTCGACAAAAAATGGCGTTTCACATTTTGATTCCTCTAGTTTCGCAGTAGCTGCAACAGGTTTTGTCACATTAAGTACCACGGGTGCTGGTAAGACAATAACAGGAAATTCTGGAGGTGCCCTTAGTCCAACAGCAAATAATTGGAATATTTTGGGGGCTTCAACGGCAGCAGGAACATCGCCTGTCACAACTAGCGGTGCTGTTAGTACTTTGACTGTAAATGTTCAAACATCACAGGCATTAGCATCAGCTGATGCGACAAAAATCGGCCTTTCTAATTTTGATTCCTCTAGTTTTGCAGTAGCAGCGACAGGTTTTGTGACACTAAGCACAACAGGCGCCGGGAAAACCATCACTGGAGATTCAGGCGGCGCATTAAGCCCGATTGCGAACAATTGGAACATCGTCGGCCTTTCGGGAAGTAAGACATCTGGAGCCACGAATACCCTTACAATTAAGAGTCCGCCATTTTCACAAGTAGGTGGTGCCGGGACAAGCAGTTTAAATTCGGGTGAATTCGTCACAGCGGCCGTAACTAGGACGCTTCCTGTGAGTGCCGGACTGGCTGACGGTGATCTATTTATTTATTCGTGTACGACCGCAGGAGCGTTGATTATTCAGGCTGTAGGAGCTCAAAAGATACGCATTGGTACATTATTATCATCTGCGGCGGGAACAGCGACCAGCACAGCTATAGGCGATTCTTTAACGCTTCGCTTTGATGCTACACAGGGATTTTTTATGGCCGTTTCTGTGATCGGAACATGGCTTATAGGTTAAAGGAAAATATATGGCATTAGTTTCAAATATTGTTGTAGATCTGGCCTCAGGACTGATTAATATTCTCGCAACAGTTTTAGGAAGCAACGTGGAGAATATTACTTATGATAACTCAACAAACCAAATAACTTTCGATGCGCGAGATGATATCATTATTGATTTCGCGGAATTTCTTCCTTTTTGTGATCAAATTAACATCTTTCAGACAGCCATCCTCTTCAATTATCCCTCCATTAACGTCTTTGCTACTGTACCATTTTCTCAATTATTCATAAACGAGCTGCACGATCCTGGTATATGGAATTTGATTATCAGCGCTCATACAGATCCGAATGTGGTGGAATATCAAGCAACCAAGTCAAGCACAAAGGTAGAAATGCTTCCTAGATCCGGTAGTAAAACGCTTGAGTTCCCAGAATGGCAATATTTCTTGCAAGCCCTGAATCATTACAGATTATCCATTAAGGCATTTTAAGGATTAATATGACGTTTACTCATGCATAGAATTAACGAATGTGGTACACTCCGCTAAATAGGAGAAAACACATGTTAAAAGTATGTAGAAAATGCGGTGAAGAAAAAGAATTAGAGAGATTTATCAAGTCTCATTGCAAATATGGAAATAAATGTAAGGAATGCAAAAATAAATCTCGAAGGACGGGCAAACCAGTCGGAAATAAAGGATTATTCAGAAGTAGAGGGAAAGGCGGAAGATTTTATTTTCAATTTAGGACTCAAATATTAGAGCGTGATGGATATAAATGTACGAGATGTGGAAATACACAAACATTACATGCTCATCATATTGTGCCTTGGAAAGAAAGTGAAGAATTGAGATATGAACCAAGTAACGTGATAACTCTTTGTGATATATGTCATGCTATTGTCGAGCCTAAATTACCAAATAATCCAGTAGTATGGAATAAAGGAAAAAAAGGAATATACTCTAAAGAGACATTGGAATTATGGAGTAAGCAACGAACTGGAGTTGCCGCCTGGAATAAAGGTATTAAAGGATACAGAGCGGGGAAAAAAAGAAAACCACATACAGAAGAAAGTAAAGAGAAAATGAGAGAAAAAATGAAAGGGAAACCTTGGACAGAAAAAAGAAGAATGGCTCAAAAAAATAAAAAAGAGGTTTTATGAGCGCGTTTACTCATGCTCTATCGACCAACAACTACGGGCCAGCTAAGTTTATTGTAGATGCTAGCGCCGCCAACGGAACCCATACAACAATCGCCGCAGCGCTTACTTCCGCTTCTTCTGGTGACACAATTTTTATTAGGCCAGGCACCTATACAGAAAACTTAACTTTAAAGGCTGGCGTTAATTTAACAGCCTATGGATCCGACAGCTCATTAAACCAAACTGGTAAAGTGATCATTTCAGGTAAGGCGACATTTACAGCAGCGGGTACTGTTACTATTTCGGGCATTCAACTGCAAACAAATTCCGATTTTCTACTCGCAGTAACTGGTTCAGCGGCTTCAATTGTTAATCTTGTTAATTGCAATTTGAATTGCACTAACAATACAGGAATATCTTTCACAACTTCAAGTGGTAGTGCAGCAATTGCCCTAAACCGTTGTACTGGAGACTTAGGCACTACAGGTATAGGCTTATTTGCTTCTAGTAGTGCGGGAGCATTAAGTTTGTCCTATTCTCTTTTTACAAACACTGGCGCTTCTTCTACGGCCAACACCATTTCTGCAGGCACATTTAATCTTAGTTGGTCTTCACTAAAAAATCCAGTTACTTCTTCCTCTACAGGGGCTATAGCTTTTACTTACGCTTCTGTAGATTCATCAGCTCAAAACGTTACAGCAGTCACTTGTGGAGGTTCTGGAAACGGAGCAGTAACAGGTTCACAGTTTCTTTCTGGATCTGCATCCGCAATTTCAATATCTCAAACGATGAGTTTAAGTGGATCTGTGATTTCTTCTAGTAATACAAATGCCATAACAGGTGCTGGTACAATAAATTATGGCGGACTTATCTTTACAGGTACATCTTCAAATATAAATACAACAACACAAACATTGTTCAATAGAGGACCTAGCGCAACTTTTGGCTCGTCAAATTCTGGAAATACAAACACATTAACTGTGACAAATAGCTCTAACACTGCTACCTCTTCAGCAAATATCCTTTCTACTGTCGGTGGAGGAACAGCTGCAGATCCAACTTTTCAAGCAACGATTTCTGGGGTAACAACATTTACTTTCGGTTTAGATAATAGTGCATCAGATGCATTTGTGATCGCCGCTTCTACTGCTTTAGGTACTACAAATGTGATGAGCGTGGCTACTTCAGGAGAAATAAATTACCCTCTTCAAACAGCATTTGCTGCCTTTAAAAGTTCACCAACAAATAATGTTACCGGTAATTCTACAATTTATACTTTTGTGTGTGATACAGAAATTTTTGATCAGAATGCAGACTACAATAACGGCACAGGAGTTTTTACAGCACCAGTTACAGGAAGATATAACTTAAGTGCAACATGTGTTTTAACAGGCTGTACAATAAATACAAAGACAGTTGTTAATTTAGCTACTTCTAATCGAATTTGGACAAATTCCACACAAAGAGGCGCATCAAATGTGAACAATGCATGCGAATGTAATGCATTAGTTGATATGGATGCGGCTGATACATGTACAACAACGGTTATAGGAATTGGTGAAACCGCGGACACGGATGATGTATATGGTGGTGCAACGGATCCTAATACTTTTTTTACAGGTTACTTAGCTTGTTAGGAGAAATATGAAAATTTCAGTAGATGATCAAGAGTTGTTTAGACTTTCAGAGACACAAAAAAAAGTCATCAAAAATGACATCCATGAGGATATCTTTGATGAAGACATGAAAAGACGCCTTCAATACATTTTGACACATAAATATGAAAGATGTTTTGAGCGGCTCAAGAAAGAGTGGGAACCTAAGCTTAGGGCAAACGGTGTTTCTATGATACCAACTGATCCTGATGCCCTAGCTGTACTTATTTTCTCTCAACCTAATTATAAGAATAGGTCACAAAGAGAACCAAAAGAAGTAAAGCTTTAGGCATAACATACGGTGCAAATTTTTGGTTCTGATGTATCGCATGGAATAGGAAATCCGCAGATTTTACAGGGTATTGTTTCATTTAATACAGCAAGTCTCATCTGTCTTTCCTAAATGGATATGTTAATGAGTTGATAATCCAGCCAATTGCAATTAACATGTAAATCATAAAATTACAAAGGAATATCATATGCCACTAAAAAAAGGTAAATCAAAAAAAACCATTTCATCGAATATCCGCACTGAAATGGAACACGGAAAACCGCAAAAGCAAGCCGTTGCTATCGCTCTAAGCACAGCCCGTAAGGCTGGTGCCAAGATTCCTAAGAAAAAGAAGAAATAACTCGACAGAGCCTTGCTAAAGGGCCTACGCTACTGCCGACTAGCGTAAAAGCCTATTTTATCTCTTTCTTAGGCTTTTTGATAAATTCTAATACATCTTCAAGAGCGCGATATTTACCATAAAAATAGCTATATTCACATGGATCTAGATCGCCTTCTATCATGCGATCTTTTGCATCTTGCATTTCGATTTGAACAAAATATTTTACAACTTGCATATCAGTCGCCATTACAGACGTCGACAGCATAACACATAAAAATGAAGTAATAGTTTTCATTTTTTCTCCTTATTTTAAAACCTGCTTTTGGAGTCGCCAGGTAATTGTTATAATTTTCATATATCCTCTTTTGGATTTTTAAAAGGATGTTTCATTTTTCATCCTTCCAAACTATAGTTTCCAACCATTCAGTTTCCATATTTTTTTCTTTTAAATACTCGAGCGCGTCTTTTTTCAATTGTTTTGCAAATTCCAAATTTCCTTTTTGCACTTCACGCATAATGGCGTTAGAAACTACAAGTTGATCATAAAGATATACTGGGATAAGTTCAGAGGAACTTATTTCTTTTTGATTTTTCATTTTTCCGTCCATACTAAGAAATCCTTCCCATTAGATCCGCTTGTAAGTTTTTTTAGGTGGAGGAGTTTTATAATCGTCCATCATCCTTCTCGGCTTCTCCACCTTCTCAAGCATGCCTGACATTGGTCATCAAAAAAAGGTCGATAATACCAATGACCTTCAGTAAGATTTGCTTTGTAATCTTTCACTGGCACCCAATATAAGTCATCTTTTTCATGAATTCGCCATGCGTGAAAGGCCCAATCTTCTTCCTCTTTAATCTTTATAAGCCTATGTATATCTCCTGATATGATACAGAATTTTTCATCCACTTTTTACAATCGGTCCTTTTTATTCTTTTGGTAAGTCTATTGATGGCATCCAATGAGTAGCTGGCAATTCTGGTCCATCCATTTCCATTATGAATTTACCTTTCTCAAAAGAACAATCGTATATTATATCTCTAAACCACCCTCTATAGGCACAATTATATGTCATTCCTTCTTTGCTTCTATAAATAGCCAATACTTTCATCCCATCATTAGGCAATGCTTCTTCAATGGATGTCCATTTAAAAGTGATTGTCATTTTATTATCTGATAGACTTATGGAAATTTTCATGTTTGTCCCTTCACAAAAGGTGTAGCTTGTCTTCGTATTATCTTTTTCGCTTCATCACTGATATTGATCGGGATATCTAGAGAAACTGATTTTCTTGGTGACAATGCAACCGCCGCCACATCCACTTTTTTAGCTGCTTTTTCTGCCGCTTCTGCTTCAGCCTTTTCTTTAGAGGCCTTTAAGCTATTAACAAAATTCCTTTCGTATATTTGAATCTCCATGCATTCTTTTGAGCAGATATATTCTTTTCTCTTTTCATGAGCTGAAAAGCTTGAGAAAATAAAATTCCCGAAGGTACAAACCTTTTCACATATAGCGCAAATTTTTGTCGAGACCACCTCGTCTTTAAAAAGAATTCTAGAACATGCTGGAGCGCTTGCGGATCTATTTGTGGGAGAAGCCATATTATCCTCTATGCTATATTTGAATATATACTAGGATAACCGAGCTTTTTATCACAGGTTTTACATATAATATTGTAGCCATTGTCAAGAACCTGTGTAGGCTTGACTCTTCCGCATAATGTGCATTTGCTTATTATGCATCTAGGGGCTGTCATTATTGATCCTTATAATCTTCTTCATCAAAGAAGGGTAATTTTCCAACGTATTCCATTTGATCCCATGAGACCTTAAAGAAGGATTTTCCTTTAAAAGAAACCCCTTCGAACGGGGCCCAGCTTAACAAATACCCTTGACAGCCAAAAGTTCTCGGGGATGTAACCACAAGCAACATCTCTGCATAGTGCTCATGGTTTGGTTTCAACTGCACCACATCCCCGGGATTTAAATTCCTTTTTTCCATCAAAAAAGGGCCTCTCTGTAGATCGGAGAATTTCGGCAAATTGCAGCTTTAAGTGACTCATTTTCGGATTTAAGATCGGAACATATTTTTAGTATTACACCCATTTTTGCGTGACTGCCTTTGCGTAAATTCTCATATTTTTCTTCGAGCTTAGCCATTCTTCTTTCTAGAATTTCCTCTTTGCTATCAGCAAAAAGCAATAATTGCTTTTCCATAATTCCTCTTTGTGTAATATGAAGAAGTTGCCCATGACAGTGAGCAACTTCCTTCTTTTTGTGGGGGGCCTAGCGTTTTTGTCATTTACGCTAGGCTCTTTTTATTTACGATCTTTTAATAAATCTATAAACATTCTATATAGCTGATCGATGCGGGTGGCATGACCATCTAATCTATTACCTAAACTTTTTATATCTGAATCAAGCTTGGCGGTCATCCAAATGATCATCATAGCTAATGTTCCGAAAAGCGCCACGAAAACGCCCATTAAAGTAAGTGTTTGTGTCCAATCTCCATTCATGATCTTGCCTCCTCAATTTGCCAATATTCTATATTACTCTTACGGAAAATATCAAGATTTTTGCCTTGTAGCTCAGGGATTTTCGAGTAATCTACATTTCCTTTTCGAAGTTTTTTTTGGACGCAGACTCCAGAGCCCGTGCAATTTCTCTCCTCTGTCATCAAGATCAAAGAACCACGTAGTTCGGCTTCCGCCTTCTCCAATTCTTTTAGCTGTTTCTTGGTCGACAGCCACCTTCCAGCAATATCTTGCCACTCTTGAGAAGTCATTATCTTGTAATCCTTCTCCGTCATTGGAGGAGCTATGAAGTTTTCTACGCATTGCCAGAAATTTTCCTCTTCTTTTATCAGATTTTTTATATATTTTTCATCACGGTATACCTTTACTATAACACCATCTTTTCCGTCAAAAGAAAAGTAGTAACCCATGTCAAGTTGGCAAACTTCCAGCTGATGCATAACCTGAGGCACATATTTTTCAGGAACTTTTCCTGCCATTGCCATGGTATGGTCCACTAAATTAACACATTTGATCTCTACAAAATTTTGTTCTTCGATGTCCATACCATCCAAAGAAGCTCTCATGTAAGGAATTGTTTCGTGTACCTTTACTTTGTTAGGAAACATAACAAGTCCTGTCATGTTTTCAAAACATTGTCGGGCTCTTTCTTCTAGTTCATTACCCCTTTGCATAGCTGGAGTTGTGAATGTAGAAACATGGTCTGAAACCTTGTCCATCCACAATTGTAGGGGCGTTTTCCAAGGAGACACCCGCATTACTGCGGGTGCATCTGAAGCGCCTATATACTTCTTACGCTCTAATAGCTGTTCGTGTGTTAAGCTCACGCTACTTTCTCCTGTTTGTTTTTGACTGTGTTTGCATTCTTCTTAGCCGCCGCTAACAGCCTTGTGTATAGGTCTGCGGGTATTTCTTCTACAGTCCTTACGTTGTATTCTTTTTCTAAAGATTTCCACATAAGGTCAAGATATTGGGAATCACACCACAGAAGAAGCTCTCCTAATTCTCTGGCTTGTGCATCGGTTATAACCTTTTTCACAGCTACCTGTGGCTCAGATTTTTGTTTTTTAGGCACCTCCACAACATCAAACATTCCTTTTGTGTAAGACTCTAATCCCATTGCGAATGGGTCCGCATTCTCAAACAAAGCCTCTAAGTAGCATGGCTGCTTTGAAAAAGCCTCTCTTATTTGATCGGAAACAGGTTTATGCGGTAAGGGATTAACCATATATTCTGTGTCTTTTAGCGCTCCTGATTTAATGATCTTGATATCATAAAGCCAAGGACTACCCCAGTCTGCATCTTGGCAAAGAGATTCTAAAGTTTTCCTTATGGACGCCTGAGAGATTTGCAATATCTGTATTTTGCTCTCATTATAATTCCATACAATAAATGCCCAAAAGTGCCTGATAGGCTTCTTTGGATCATTTTGAGTCTTAGGTTTTTGATCCATTCTGTAACGAACTGGACGATTTTCTATCCAGTCTTCCCATCCTACGATCGCATTACTTAAAATTCTGATGCGGTTTTCGCCATCTTGTAGCTTCATGTAAAAGCCGGCCGATTTTGGCGCTTGATAATCTTGTGGTAAAAATGACATATATGACTCCTGTTTGTTATTGAGCAAGTTTGTAAAGATATTTGTTGTTTTGTGACATCCATTCTCTGAGCATGTTTTGCGGCGATGTCCTTTCGACTTGTAACCAAGTCTTGGGCATTTTCACCTTCAGTAAGAAGGCAACCTCTTCTAAGCAATGGTGAAGGATTTCTTTATCTAATTCACTCGTGCTATAAAGCTGCTTTAATACTTCATCAAAGTATTCGCTGGCATCATCCAGCATTTGATCTTTCTGATGGCAAGAACGGCATTCTTCCATTTCATATGGAGATGGGACATCCTGCTCTAGGTATCTATCTAACATTGGTTGGCTCCTATGTTTTTAAGTGCTCGCGAGTTATTCGGGATTTCCGACTAACTGACATCATCATAACACATCGCGCATTTTCATGCAACACATTTTGTGTTTGTTTTAAAATTCGCGTTTGGATTTTTCATGTCTATGAAAAAGAAGAGCATTTCAGGTTGACTTATATTTCTGAAACTTTTATGTTTTCTGTGAAATTCATAACAAACAGGAGCAGCATGAAGGTAAAGGCTTTTTTGAAAAAAGAGAAACTGACTTTAAAAGATCTCGCCAAGGTATTAAACAAACATTACAATCACGTAACAGGAGTAATTAAAGGCACCCGAGCCTGTAGTATGGAGATGGCTAAAGCTATTGAAGAATTTTCTTCTGGAGAAGTGAAGTTTACCGAAGTATTTCATGTTTGTAACAAATGCGGCCAGAAAATCCGACCTAGGCGCGGGAAAAAAAGGAAGGCATATGCACCTTAAAAAATATCTAAAAAAAGAAAAAATGACTGGAAAAGAATTTGCAGCAATGTTAGGAATATCCAAGAACCATCTCTCAAAGGTTTTGAATGGCGCCCGAGGAATGAGCCCGACACTCGCCAAAACCATCTCTGAACTTACGCTAGGAGAAGTAAAATTCAATAAGCTATACAGATGTTGCCGACTATGTGGCCATCAGATATCTCCCAGAAAGATAAAAAAAGCCTTGAAAGAAAAGAAAGAAAAAGAGTAACTTCGGAAGAACCTTAGAAAATTGGACTGAGCCGGAGCCATCAGGCTCAGTCCGGGAACCCTAAACCAAAACACCGCTTCCCCGTCAAAGGAAGCACCACCCCTGAAGGGGCGATGACAACTCCAGAAGCCTTTTTTGTTAGCTTCCAGAGAGTGGTAAACGAGAAAAAGCAAACATAAAAGAGGAGAACTCTTAAGTGATCACAACAAAGAAGTCAAAGAGCCCAACAGGCCCAATGAACGAAGGTACATCTATGATCGCACCTTACAAAACAAAGAACCCAACAGGCTCCCGTTCTCATTTGTTCAAAAAAGCCAACTTTTTTTATGAAAGCCGTTTCTGTTGCCAATACAATAACATGGGAAATCTTTCTAGTAAAGAAAAGTGCGAATCTCACTACAGTGGCACATGCAATTGTGACGTAAGACACTTATTGACAGCCACATATAACGAAAAGACCCGTAAACCACAATTGATCTACGGGTCAAGAGGTATCTACGAAAAAATGCAAATATCTATAGGAGATTCGCAAAACCAAGCCCTTAAACCGATCCTCAACCAAGGCACGAGAATCAAGCCAGAAGCGAGGGAGTCCCCAAATGAACCACATAGGAGATGCCATATGAATCATAAGGTAGACGTCATGGAACATAGTAATTTCCAACAATTTGAATCAAGAAAAATTCGTGACGAGGTGAAAAATGTCTGAAGAACCTCAACCCAAACCTCGCTTTACGGGCATCTTTATCCCTGTTGAAGTGTTGGAAATAGAAGATCTTACCCCACTCGAGCAAATTCTTTTATCTTGGATCGATGCACTTTATGACAAAGAAAAAGGTGGTTGTTTCGCCTCAAATCAATATTTAGCACAACGTCTCAAAGTTAAAGAAAATACTATAGCCAAATGCATGGTCAATCTCAGAAAAAAGAATCTTATAGAAGATATTTCATTTGATGGCAGAAAAAGGGTAGTGAAATCTCTGGTTCATAAATATGTTCATGAAAGCCAATCCAAGGCAGGGTTGGAAAAAAATCCAACCCAGACTGTGAAAAAAATCCAACCCTCTCATTATATAGAGAGTAAAGATGAAAGAAAAGAAGAAGAGAGCGCTCCTGACGTCGCTATTCCTTTTCCTTTTTCATCTCTTCCTAAAGAGCTCTCTCAAAGTTTATTGAAAAACATTCGCTGTATGCTTCCTAGCTTCAAAGAACCCAACCTCAAGGAATGGGAGCTACAGATCGATCGCATGATCCGTATCGACAACAGAACCCCTGAAGAGATAAAGAAAATTATTGATTGGCTTCCACATGACGAATTTTGGTCGACTGTGGTACTTTCCCCTGCAAACTTGAGGAAAAACTACGACAAACTTTGCATCGCCTACAATGCAAATGGTAAAAAAACAAACACTTTTAACCCAGAGCAGTATGTAAGAAAAATCTTTAAAAGCGGCGAAATCTATAGCAATTACGAATGTAATATCAACTCTTTAGGCATTTCTTTTACTTCGGTGTTAGGCCAATCTCATATGCAAATAGCTTTCAAGGAAAATGGCTTTTTAGAACAATTCGAGAACATGTGTAGAAAACTTAAAATAACAATTAAGGAGAACTCATGAATAGAGAACAACAAACAAAAACAAAAATACAATCTTGCATAGCAAACGAAGCTAGATATGATTTTCCGGATTTCTTAAGCCTTCTCAGGCAAAGCTATAACCTGACAAGGCGCACTGTAGCAGAAGATACTGGTGTCAACAAAATGCAGCAATACCACCTGGAAAAGGGAGACTTTTGTGTGATGCCTAAGATTCACCACATGGTACAGCTTGCAGACTATTACGGCGTTGATGATCGTCTTTTGAGAAAAAAAGCCTACGACTACCTCCAAAAAAAGAAGAACGCAAATGATTAAGCTTACACTCATGGGCGACCCTATAGCTAAAGCAAGACATAAAACAGCCACCGTTAATGGCCGGTCTCGTGCGTACGATCCCCAAAACACTAAAAAGAAAAGCTTTCAATGGTTGTTACTTGCCGAAATCCGCAAATGGCCCGGGAACACGGTTTACTTTCCGTCAGACGAAGCAATTAAGCTTGCCATTAACTTCTACCTTCCCTTACCTAAAAGTTGGTCTAAAGCAAAAAGAAAGCGTTTTGAGGCTAATCCCCATGATCCTGAATTTTATTGCACGACCAAACCAGACTTCGATAACCTTGTGAAGTTTTTTCTTGACTGTGGCAATAAAATAATTTACAAAGATGATAGCCAGGTTATAGGGGCAACTATAGAGAAATTCTATTCTTTTACCCCAAGAACCGAAGTGCTTATAACCATCTTACCAGGAAAACCAAAATGAAACGCCTCAGTTTTTTTCTTTGTCTCCTTTCTTTGCTGAGCTCTTGTGAGCCTTTTAGAGAAATTTTATTGAAATCTGAAGCAGAAATAAACCAAATCGAAAAAGATTCCGAGCCCCTCTACAAAGATATCACTGACATGAAAAACTTTCTTCAGCAACCAGCTATTCAAAACACACCTTTTAACTTAAGGGGTAGCTATGAGACATGATGAACCGTACTTCCTTTATTTTTCCATTGGTACGTTGATCATAATTTTGACTCTTACAGTTCTTTTTTCAGGATGCACTATATCTTTGAATAACACCCAGGCCACTGGTCACGCAAGTGATACCGTTGATGAGGCTCAGTCAGCTTCTGCAAGTCCAAACTTCTCAATCCCGGTACCCCTCATATGAAATTAAAAGACCAAATTAATGAATTCCTTTTAGCCTTCTCCGATGACCATTTTTTTGAGAAGCACGGTGACGATTTCATGGATGTGTCTTTCATGCTCGATTGGTCTGAGGAAACACAAATCGCATTCATGGCAGCAAAGATCATTTATGATGAAAACAGACAACAAAGAAAACAAGCTGCACCTAGAACACATACACACAACACAAATGACACGCTAAGCACATTCGAAAAGTATGCGTTTCCTAATGATGAACGTACTAATCGCTCCTATACAGGCATGAAGAATGGTTCCCCATGCCTAAAATACACTCACGACCCCCTTTCTCATTCGAAAAAGATTATCCCACTCCAGGATATCATGTGAAGCCTATTTCTTAGTAACATAAGCACAATTATCGGACTACTTCAGCATATCACTTTACACATCGCATGTACATATTGACATATATGCCGCGCTTTGTTATATTAATTTCATCAAAGCAAAACCAGTCTCCCTGGTGACCGGGCCATCAAACCCGGCAGGTCGTAGCGGTTAAGCAGAGATACAAACAAAACAAAAAAAGGAATATATGAACTCACAAGAAATTAAATTTAAAAAAGCACAAGAAATATATCAAAGCAATCACCAACTTGCTAAATACGTAATTATGCATCCAGCAATATCTGCTGAGAATAAAATCCTTTTCCTGCAAGATTTAGGATACGATTTAGAAGAAATCGTTGAATTAGCTCTTTATTGCGCCTAAAGTAGAAATAAAAAAGGAAAACTTATGGATTGGATTCAAACACTATCAATCATGGCTACAGTTGTGGCCTCTGCATATTATATCCATCGAGAAATACAAAAAAGTATTCATGAAGCTAATGAATACACAAATAAACTTTATGAAAACTTCATTGACCTTCTCAAACGTCAATAGGAAAAACCATGTTTAATAGAAAAAAACTGGTTAGCTCACTAAGCGAACTTATTGTTCATGCAGCTAATCACGAAAACGCTTCTCCTTATGATATTTTAGCATGTCTTGGAACAATCACTTTAGGATTTTTTGATCACTTTGAAGGAGATCCTAAAAAAATGTTACAGGAATATTATGCAGAATTGAGTAGAGCACAAGAAGAAGCTTTAAAAAAAGAGCGCTTAGAAAATTTAGAAAAGAAGGAAAACAATGATAATCGAGGTAAGACTTGATAAAGGATATGGAAATGAACGCTTTTATGCCATCAATGATAACGCCCGGGCTCTCCTTGAGTTATGTGGGCGTCGCTCTCTCACTAAAGAGCAACTCCTCATTTGTCAACAAGCCGGCTGGACTGTCACCATCATCCAACCAGTCTATAAACTGGAACGATGACGTGCTGTATTTCGATCGGATGCCTGTTGAGGAAATGAGATGAATTACTCGAATTCCATGTATCGCAAAGAAAAATATGTAATAGAAGAAAAGTTTAAAAAAGTATTGGAAGAAGTGATCAAAGACCCTGACACAGTACCTTCGGATCTTTTATTTGCACTTTCTGGACTTGTTTTACGGGCTGCGAACATGATTTCGGGTACTGAAAAGGAAAATGTAAGGATTTTTATTAGTATCCTGCAAACTTTTATCGAACACGATTATGCTGAAAATGAATCTTGACAACTTATACTAAACTTATTACTTTGATTTCATGTGTGATAATCCCTTAGACTTTATGTTTATTTGCATCGGCGTCTTTCTTCTGGCAATGGTCTACTACCTCTTTAAGGAATAGATATGGACAAACAAATCCGCAAAATAGAAAAAGAATCGAAAAAGGTCGACAAGGACCTTAAAGCTCTTGAAAAGGCCGATAAGAAGCGCGACAAATTCGTCGATGCAGGCAAAAAAGCATTAAAAAAGAAGAAGAAATAATGGCCGGTGGAAGACCAAGAACAGTTTCGCCCGATCCTGAGCAATGTATCGAATTAGGCGAAGAATTAGTAGCTTGGGTAGCTATAAACAATCCTACACACCTTTCTGAATGGTTCTCTATTGAAAAGATGATACCATGGAAGACCTGGAATGCGATGTGTGAACTGCCGGAGTTTCTGCCATATTATGAACAAGCGCTTAGTTTAGTTGCACGTAATGCACGAAATGGAACACTACACCCTTCTCTAGCTCAAAGATTCTTATCTTTATATCATAGAGATTTAAAGAAAGAAGAAAGAGACACAGCCGAATTCGAATCAAAGCTCAAATCTCAAGAAGTCACCGCCCTTACAGAAGAGATGGTATCACGTCATGAAGCCATGATGGATCAAATATCATCCTTGCAATCTTCCCGAAAGATAGCAGATAAAAGCAAAAGCAAAGACCAATAATCATAATGGGTAATGGGTGTTGAGAGTGCTTGTGAAGGCAATTTCTCAATATTTGCAGCCATTTCACTAAGCATGCCCAACAGCTGATGTTTTGTGAGCTTATTGTCATTTTTCAGGGGCTCTATAGCTCCTTTCCCCTTAATCTTTACTATAATCTCATTGCCTTCATCATCAACTCGCAAGAAGTTATTAAAGTCCTTTGCATAGCATTTCAGGGCATCTCCACCGCTCACTTCTATTTCACCGCATTTGCATACTTGATGATCATGGGCATGAAAGCTTTCTATGACCTCTTTGCACAATTTGCACTTAGCTCTATTTCTCATTTAACCACTCTATGTATTCTACAATTTCTTTTGCCATGCAATGAACATCTTCCAAATCGGTTTCGTCTTCTAAATGGCTCAAAATAATATCCAAGATCCTAGCATAATGTGCAGGGGGCTGAGGTTTATTTGCTAACGATTTTCTCTTCCCCATAAACACGCCTTTAGTTATTTTCAAGGAATGATTGTACCAGCTCCTTTATCCCCTAAGCAACTAGAATTTCTTGGCCATGCTACAAGGAAATGGAATCTGGCCCATGGTAGCGTGAGAACTGGAAAGACAATCATTACACTTCTGACCTTTATGCATTCTTTGCACGATTGCCCTGATTCTTTGATCTACATGGTAGGCCATTCTTCCGACACAATCTATAGAAACGCTGTGAGATTGTTGTTTGAAGCGCCTGAACTGTCAGAATTCAGGCCATTTTGCACATGGTATTCAGGCAAGCGCCAACTTCTGTATCGCGATAAAGTAATACAAACACTAGGGGCAAAGGATGAAGGAGCAATAGGCGCATTTCAAGGCTTAACAATGTCCAGATGCTATTGTGATGAAATGACGCTATATCCTGAGTCGATTATCGACATGATCGATTCGCGTCTATCATTGCCTTATAGCAAAGCCTACGCTTCTATGAACCCTTCACATCCACGCCATAAGTTGAAAACGTGGATCGATTTAGCAGCACAAGGAGACCCAAATTATTATGCTCTACACTTTGTTTTGGATGATAATCCTTTTTTGCCTGATGACTACAAGGACCGTATCCGTAAGGCCAGTTCTGGCTTGTTTTATAAACGGAATGTTCTTGGTTTGTGGGCTATGGCTGATGGTGCAATTTTTGACTTTTTTGATCGTAATATTTATGTCGTAAAGAAGCCACCAAGAGCTGCAGAATATTGGATCGCCGGTGTTGATTATGGCTCTGTAAATGCGTTTGGATGCGTTCTGATTGGCGTATCAACAGGCCGTTACACACAGACTGGAAAGCAGATGTGGGTAGAGAAAGAATACTTTTGGGATTCGAAAAAGATGGAAAAGCAGAAGACACAAAGCGAATATGCTAATGAGTTGCAAGCCTTTCTTGAGCCATATGCGATTAAGAATATTTACTGCGATCCATCCGCAGAAGCTTTCCAATATGAGTTGAGAAAAAGAGGAATGCATGTAACTGATGGATATAACGATGTCGAAAATGGTATATCAATCATGACATCAGAAATGAAAAAAGGCTCTGTATTGATCTGTGAGCAATGCCCGAACCTAATACGTGAAATAGAAACCTATATATGGGATTCAAAGGCTGCTGAAAAAGGGGAAGATCGGCCGGTTAAAAAAGATGATCATCTATTAGATGCTTTAAGATATTGTTTGGCTACGCATAAGGTTGCTAATTATCAGCCGCAGACGCATAATCCTCATGAATACCAACAAAATAGATTCGGGAGTAGGTTTTGAAAGACTTTAAAGACATGCTTGAACAATTAGAAAAAGATAGACAAGATTTAATAGACGAACATGGCCTTGAAGAATGGGAAAACAATGCTTCAATGCTAAAAGGTGTATATATCTTGACAAAAGAAATAGAGGCATTAAAGAAAAAGGTAAAGAGCCATGGAATGTGATAGCATAGATGAATTATTTGAGGTCTTAAATGACCCAAGTTCCGAAATAGCCGAAGTGTCTTTTATCAGAGATGCGTTGCTTCTTATTGTAAAGGAAATGAAAACGTTAGAGGCAGATTACATGGGCCTTGAAAATTATTGCACAGATTTGGAAACTGAAATTCAAGTACGCTTTGATAGTTTACAAGAGCAAATCAATGAGTTGGACTAGCGTTAGGAATGAATCTCCGAATGATAAGGGCACATATCAAGTAAAAGATTGTCGTCATAATGTGCAATGCCAATGTTATTATGATGGTTATAATTGGGACACTCCAGAATTCCCTGTAGTTTCAAAGAACAAAGAAGAAGGCTATGTGATTACTCACTGGCGAGAAGTGGAATAGTATTTGGCCTGCCAAAGCTTGTCATAATTAAATATTTATTGTATAGTCACCACTTACAACCGATGGGTTATAGGAGGCCTATATTTCTCTTTATCATGCTCCTTGGGACAATTCTTTAGAGCCATCTGAAGGTAACATACGCCACTGGATGGATAATCTTTATGCGAAGTTTCAACCTATTGAACAAGCGCGCTGGAATCAATCAAACATCGACACGTTGTTTTATGCTGGTTCACAATCTTACGTGAATAGGTATTTCAACTTTTCCCCTACTTCTTCTCAACAGCAATTCTATTTCAATTTGGTACAGCAGCCTGTAAACATGGTGACTGGTTATGAAAGGCAACATCGAAAGACCTTTTCTTATATTGCTACTGAAGGCGCCGATCCTACAACTACAGATGAATACACAACGCTTATTACACATGTTGCTAATGCTGGTTCAATACACGAACAGAAATCTAAAGCAAAAGAATTGTCGACTGTTTCAGGAATGGTTTTAGCGCAGCCTTATTTAGATTATACAAATGAAGATCAGGCGCAAGGGGAACTGAAGCTAAAGATATGGGAATATAATTCTTTTCTAGTTGATCCATACTTTAGAAATCCTGATATGTCTGATGCACAATTTGTATGGTGCCAGGAATATATTAGCAAAAGGGAAGCACAAGCCCGCTTTCCAGAAAAAGCAGAGAAGATCAGCCCGATGTCTGGCAGTCCGCAAAGATATGGCAATTTCTACTTCTTGCCTGAAAACTATAATATGGCCCGCAATGACCTGATGGTATTGTCCTATATTTGGTACAAATGGAGACGCAAAAAGAAGCGTCTTTATTCTAAGAAAAGAAACCAATTCTTTGATTTCGCAGGTGGAGAAGAGAATCTAGAGGCGCTTCTGTACAATATTCCAGACATGGAAGAAGTAACAGTTGAAGTGCCATGCTGGAAACTCGCCGTAGTGCTGAATGATCAGCTAATGTTTCAAGGTGAAAATCCATTAGGCTTTGACGGCTGTCCATTTATCCCTTATTACTGGAATTATGATCCGCATATCAATCACTATGATTTAAGGGTAAGAAGCCTTATCAGAACAATGCGTGACCCACAATTCCTCTTCAACTACAAGATTATCCAAAATAACGACATAGCAGCAGCTACAATTAATGCTGGTTGGAAACGAAAGATTGGCGCAGTAGCTAATGAAGACAACTTAAAGAAATCTGGACAAGGATGGGATGTCATTATCAATGATGGCTATGAGATGACTGATGTTGAGAAAATCATCCCCAGCGCTGTTCCTGAGTCCGATTTAGCCCTTGCACAACAAATGGCCGATCTTATTTACAATACTTCAGGCATTAACCTGGAGAACTGGTCTGGCCAACAAGACAAGCAGACATCAGCGCTTACAGTGCTTCTAAAGCAAGCTGCTAATTTGATGGTCTTCCAGAAATACTTCGACCAATGGGACTTTGCCGATAGGCTATTAGGAGACCGTTTATTGCAGATTGTGTTGAATAACTGGAATGCAGAAAAGTGCGCTCTATATATCGGTCATGAGCCTAGCCCTCACTTCTATTCAAAGGTGTTTGCAAAGTATCAAACAATTGTTGAAGAGTCAGATTTAACCCCGACACAGCAGAATCTACAAGCTCAACAGATGTTTGAAATGAATGAGCGTTTCGGCCGCGAGGTCTTCCCGCCTTCCATGATTATTCCTAAGCTCAACATCACAGGCAAAGGCGAAGCTATTAAGTTCTTGCAGCAACAAGAACAGCAGGCCGGTGAAATGCAACAACAGCAAACAGCCGTTGAGCATGCATTTGAGAACGCCAAACTACAAGAAATGTACTCGAAGGCCGCTTCCAATCTGGCTACAGCACGCGAAAGACATGGACGCGCTGAAAGTAATATCGGACTCTTTGAAGAGCGTTTAAGCATGATCACCAAGAACAGGGCACTCGCACAAAAAGAAAAGATGGCGGCCTTAACTCAACTATTAGAAGCTATCCAGAAGTTCGGGGAACTAGAGACTTACATGCAGGAAAACAATCTCCATACAATGGAAGATCAGCAAATACAAGAAGAAGATAGAGAAAAAGTAGATGCAAAGATGACCGCTAAAAGTTCTGAGTTTATTCAGCAAATCATGAGCGGAATGAGCCAAAATCAACAGCAAGGTCAAAGACCTAGACAAATGCAAGAACAGATGATATAAATGGTGTAAAGAATTCCTTGAAATTTTTGGGTTCAAGGTGACGAGTTAAAAAACTAGAATTGGGCCGAAAAGGCTCAGGGAGTATATATGAGTGGAAAAAGAATCGACGACCACAAGTTCTGGGCGGGTGGGCCTGGAAAAAACATGGTCATGCCACAAGGTGTCCATACAAAAGCGGAGAGCTCTGCGATGTCAGCGGGCGCTGTGTCAGAGTATGAAGATACTACAGAAGAAATCAAAAAGTTTCAAAATATGGGTGACAGTAAAGTGAAAGGTCATCCTAGAAAAGCCGGACACAGGAATTAATTCCTTGATGTTCCTTTTTGCATCAAGGATTCGGGGGAAAGACTAAAAATCTTATCCCCCAATTAAACAATTGAGGAATTATGGATACTGGTTTTAAAGACCCAATAGCATTGAAGAAAGAAAAGACATTGAAATCGCCCTGGAATTTTGATTGTCCCCCCTATGATGAGAGAACGAGTTGTTATGTTAACGCTGGTTCCCATTATGGTGTAGGTCATCGCCAGCCTGTTGGGCATAAGGATAATCCTAAAGCTACAGCCCCAACGCTTCCAAAAGGCCGTGTTAAGACAATGAAAGACGATGAAGTGCCATATAAGAATCTAAGAATCGAGATTGAGGAATGAAGAAGCCAACGCCTCTAAAACCCACACAGAACGCCCATACAGCGAATACAAAGATAGGGATGGGGGACTACTATGGCTCAGGAATTAAAGCGAAGCTAGGGCGTATTAGAGATGTGGAAGGCATGAATCCACTTGGCGGAAAGAAAATGAAGACGCCTCCAAAATCTTTAGCATAGTAATATATTATTTCCTATTTTTTTGGCCTTTGCAGATCTGGCGAGAGATTTATAGATTTCATCAATTGCTTGATCGCTTAAATCGTCTTCTTCAGGAGATTCTAAGCGCTCTTTTTCATATAAAAATTTATCAATGCTATCCAAAACAGTTTTATTTTCAGTCATCTTGCCGATTTTGAAGCTGTCCCATAGCTCTACCGCTGGTATCATCCAAATTACTTTGATTAGATCTGTCCCAGGATAGGCTTTGAAAAGCATTGAATTGGTTTGGGCTTTTGGCTTTGTTAATCTTGGTTGCCATATGATGCGTTTATTAACGCCATCGTCTTCTGTTCTAGCATGAGAAAAGATATAAAAGGGATGTTCACCAAATGGGCGTTGATCAATTAAATCTTGGCAACACTCCGCGATACTAAAGTTTTGTTTTGTGAAGTGTTTTAGGCGGTCGTGTGTTTCTAAGCGGTCTATTTTCATTCAAATTCTCCACATCTTCTATGATTTTTAAGAATCCATAAAGCTTTTTTAATAGGTCTAGATCGATTTCTAGACCTATTTTGAGGGCAATTTCCATGGATATAATTACTTTTTCAATCTCGACTTTTGAAAGATTTATGTTCATGCCTTGCCATCAATTCATAATTTTAGTTTAATGCAGATAAATCCAACCGCAGTCCTGCGTTAAGGGCAAAGGATATATATGACAGCTCAAACCCCATCAAGTCAAGTCCCCAATCAAGCAGTACAGGAAAACAAGCCAAGTGATAAGGAATTAAACTTCCGCATGCTTGAGGCTAAATATGAGAAAGCCCTGGCCCAGGAGCGATCTGCAAGGCTAGAAGCAGAAAAGGCGGCTCATGAAGCATTAGCTAAACGCCAGCAAATTAATGACGATGATGATAACGATGATGAACCATATATCGATCAAAAAAAGCTTAAGAAAAAACTAGATAAGTTCGGCGAGCAAACGAAAGTGCAAACACAAAGCGAAATAAATAGAGCCGTTCAGGTAGCTCTACAAGAAGAAAGAAAGAACAATTGGCTTAAAAGCAATAATGATTTCTATGATGTGTTGCAGCATGCCGAAAAGCTTGCCCAAAGAGACCCCGAACTAGCCGAAAGCATCCTTGAGATGCCTGAAGGCTTTGAAAGACAGAAACTAGTCTATAAAAACATCAAGGCATTAGGCCTACATAAGCCAGAGGTCAAACAAACATCCATTCAAGAAAAGGTTGATAGCAATAAGCGGAGCCCTTATTATCAGCCATCAGGTGTCGGAACGGCCCCATACTCTACTATGAGCGACTTTAGTGCCGGTGGCCAGAAGCAAGCATATGAAAAAATGCAGCAATTAAAACAAAACTTAAGATTATAAGGAGAAAAATATGAAAGGTTACGAAGAAAAACACAAGAAAAGTAAGTCTAAAGCACGTCCTGAAAGTCATTCCGAAATGGAGACAAAAGAGAAAGACGGCCATAAAAAGCCTTCTAAAGGCAAGTAATTGATGGACTGCAAATGCTCTCATTGTGGCCGTGATGTTACAAATCCACACATTTTTGTTCTAGCTGGCGCCGCATTTAAAGTATGCAATGAATGCGCAGAAGCGGCGCATAATCACACAGATGATAACACAATGAGAGATACTTTAATCCCTCTTGCCGAAACCCAAGTCGCAAAGAATATAAGAGAAGCAAAAGAAAGAAGGGCCGCGGGAATAAGATTATGGCCGGATTGAAATAGCCAATAAATATTTAATTATGCTATATTGAAGTTTCGCCTGCCTGGCGTAAATGGCATCGTCCTTCTGACGTTAACAGAAAATCAGCGTTATTGTGTGTTCGCAAGCACTTGCCAGATATGATCGAGAACTGACGTAATAGGCTCGTCTACCGATCATCATATCATTTTGTTTTGTTACGTTTTGTAACATTCTTTTCATTCACCACATAGGTTGATATGACGATTACTACTACGGGTAATCTCGGGCCAATGATTTTGCAATCATTAGCTCCAGCCATGCTGTATGTGCCAACGCCGACTATGAATTACATTACAGTTTGCGATAAAGTGTCAATGCCCGCAAATGGCGGCACCACATGCAGATTCATGCGCCCAAGGGCCCTTACCCCGCCCACTGTCCAATTAGGAAACTCAGGGATTGACCCTGCTGCTCAAGTACCACAAAGAGACATCATAGACGCACAAATGGCATTCTTTGGTACTGGATGCGTTATAAACGAACAAGTGATCCTGCAAGATCAAGAAGGCGTTTTAGCCTGGGTATCAGAGCGTTTAGCTGTCGCCATGCGGCAAGCGGAGGATCTTATACTTAGAGATTACATTATTTCTGCTGCTAGCCAAATTAATGCTGGTGGTGGAAGTAATGGATTTAATCCAACTAATCTCGGAATGTCCGACTTTAGTTTAGTGGCTACTACACTTGATACCAACAATGCCTACAAATTTATGTCGGGCATAGAAGGTATGGATCGTTTCGGTACTGGTCCTGTAAGAAGCGCTTACTTTATGTTGGCGTCTACAGAATTGCAGTCCGATTTCGATTCATTAGTGGGATCTGGATTCCTTAACCAATGGAACTATCCTACCAATGCGTCTGCGCTGCCTTCTGAATTTGGTTCAGCATTCAATATTAGAGTGTTGACTAGCTCAGAAGCGCCAGTGGCTAGAAACGCTGTAGCTAATAGCTCGGGCACGCTTAACGACTTGTATTACAATACAGTGCTCGGCAAGCAGGCGGTTACGCATATAAATCAAGACGGCTTTAGCATGAACTTGATTTATCGTGACCCTTATTATTCTGGCATGTTAGCCCAAAACGCTACTTTGGCTGTGAAGTTTGCGCAAGCGCAAGCGATCACACAAGATACAGCTATCCGTAACCTCTTAAGCACACGCTTAAGCAACTTGGGGGTGTAAGATGACTGAATATTCTAAACAGGCGAAGGGTAAATTCACTTCGACAGGTAATGCGCAAGTTATTAACTTGCCTTTCCAACCTGATTATGTAGAATTCATTAACTATACAGCAGCAGCTGCTATGACCGATGACGTCGTACCATTCGCATGGTGGGATATTAATATGGGTCAGGGTTTTGCTGTTATAGAGAGAAGTACTGGATCAGCTTTAATTTCAGATATCGTTACTTCCAACGGTATCAGTACTTTTTCAGCTGGCCAATTACTTCAATTCGGACCAGCGAAACAGATTGTGGCTTCTACAAAAGGCACAACTACATCATTCCAAGTAACTGGTCATGGTTATGCTATAGGCGATGTTGTTTTATTTGAAGGACTTTTCCAGTCTGCAACGACTGGTATGCCACAAATGAATGGTATTCCTTTTACTGTGATTACTGTTACAGATGCTAACAACTTCATAGTAAACTGGAATAGCAATAACGCTGCTTATACCAATTTATCTGCGTCGCCAGCTAGTGCGAAGGTTAAAAAGATACTTTATCCGTATCTTTATTTTCCTGGCACAACTGTTATAAGCGCGATAACAACTGGTACAACAACAACAATCGACACAACAGATGCTCATAATTTTGTCGTAGGACAAGAAGTGGCATTCCGTATCCCATCAGCTTGGGGTACTGTAGAGTTGAATACATTACCAAATACATTAACCCCAGGCGCTCCAGTCTATGGTTATGTAATTGCTGTGACTGACTTCAATACCTTTGTTGTGAATATAGACTCAACGGCGATGACTGCGTTTACAACAAACGTTGCTGTGGCCAATGTTCCGGGCTTGAGTTTCCCTCAAGTTGTTGCTGTTGGTGATGTAAATACTGGCGGAGTGCAGATCTCTAGTGGTTCTGCTCTATATCCTCCTCCTTATTATTCGCCGATTGGTACAACTCGTGTTAACACAATCAATGGTCCTGCTATCCAGGGCGCGTTTGTGAATAACACAAGTCAGGGCTTTATAATTGGTGCTGGTGCTTCTGTCGGTGACGCTGATGCAATCCTAGTTGGAGCTGCTTCAGATGTGATCTATTGGAGAGCCTTGTTCCATGACCTAAGCATTCCTTAAACGGATAAAAGGGGGTGAGAACGTGTCACCCCCTTTTAATAGGTGTTTATGACTTCAATAGGGACAGTAGTTTCTTATCCAATACCGGCGTATTCCAATGTACCGATTGAGCCGCAATTTTATGAGCCGAGCAGGTTTGTCATTTCGGATATAATCATTGGTTTAACAACGGTAGTTACAACTTCGGTTAATCACAATTATGTGATTGGGCAAGAAGTCAGGTTGTTGGTTCCTGTGCCTTATGGATCTTTTCAGTTAAATAATCTTTCTGGCTTTGTGATTTCGATTCCTGCGGCTAATCAGGTAGAAATCAATATCGATTCTAGTTTCGCTAATGCTTTTGATGATGATCCTTTTGTGGCGAATATTTCAGGCGCTACAAAGGCTTTACAATGTGTTTTGACTGTAGATGAGCCTGTGTATGGGCCTAGTGTTTTTATTTCTGGTGTAGGAGGGATGACGCAGTTGAATGGAAATGTTTATTCGATTTTGTCTCAAAATGCGACTTCTATAACGATAGCAGTTAATTCTACTCTTTTTAGCACCTATACGGCTGGAGGAACGGCCGAGACATTCCCCGCATATAGCCTTACGCCTCAAATAATTGCTATAGGAGATAGTAATAGCGGTCAAATAAACATTAATGCTAAAGTTCAAAATATATTTGTACCAGGAAGTTTCACTAATATCTCACCCTTGTAGGAGGAAAAACATGTCACCAAAACCAAAAGCAGCAAGTTCACTAGCACAACAAGAAATGGATAAAGTGGAAAAGCAATTTGAGGCATTTGATGAGAATGTGCAGAAATTAACTCTAGACAGGATGAATAAGGCCCCTAAAGACGAGGTAGAGCCACAAACTAAAATGTCTAGTAGAGAAATCGAAAAATCGCCGGATGTTTATCTCAAGCCCAGCAGATCTATTTCTAGCAGGGAAAAATTCAACGAAGATTATCGGCAAGATTATAACTTTAAAACTGAGTATGTCCAGTTTATCGCGGAAAATAACGAAATCATTGGAGAAGCAATAGAGTTATGGACAAAGCCCTTTGCGGGCATGCCAGCCGAGTTCTGGAAGGTGCCAGTTAATAAGCCTGTATGGGGGCCCAGACACCTAGCAGAACAGCTGACAAGGTGCACTTACCATCGTTTGGTGATGCAACAAACTTCAATAACTGCACAAGATGGCATGGGGCAATATTATGGTTCGATGGCGGTAGACAAGACTATAGATCGATTAACAGCGAAGCCAGCCTCTACAAGCAAGTCCATTTTTATGGGAGCTAATAACTTCAAATGAATCTCTTAAGTGATATTATCACCTATGTCCGCAGGATCATAAAAAGTCCTTCGAATGCTGTTATAAGCGATGATTTGATTATAGATTTTATCAATCGCTTTTGGCTAATGGATGTAGACGCCAGGATACAGTTGTTTGATTTGAAGACAAAATACGCTTTTCAAACAACTCCTGGGGTCGATCAATATAACATGCCTTTATATGACATTCAAGTGGAAGGACAGCAAAACGTTAACTTTTTTCCTGTTTATCAAGGATTTCTTGATCCTGTTTATATTAACGGCGTCCGGGTGGCGCTTTCTACACAAAAGAACAGTTTCTTCAACTTTTTCCCAAATATTGTACAAAACTTGCAAGTAGTAGGGACTGGGAATGGCGGGACTACATATAGTTTACAAATCCCTATTTTGCCCGGATCAATTCCCACGCCTAATAATCCGCCTATTAATGCCATCTTAAGGGGCCATGTGGATATTAATGGAGTTATTGCAACAGGAAATAATGTTGATCCTCCTTTGGGGACTACTTTAGATACTTTAATCCCTTCTACAAGCATTCTACCGGCTGTTTATATCACTTCTATAGATGCTTCTGGGGCTAATGTCTTAGTGACTGATTCTGGACAATTTCTAACTTCAAATCCTAATTATGGCTTGTTAATGGCGCCAGGGACGGCTCCTTTTGGATATTCAGTTTTAGGCGGAGGATATAGCACAACAGTTAACACGGTAAACTATCTTTCTGGTGTGATCAATGTAACATTCCCTGTCGCTATACCTTCAGGTCAAAACATCAATGTACAATGCTATTTCTTCAACGCCGGCCTACCTAGAGCGGTATTGTTTTACAATAACACGTTGACTTTGAGAACAGTCCCAGACACACAATACCTTGTCGAATTAGATGCTTATTTATCACCTGCAGCCTTCTTGACAACAACTCAAGCTGTTCCTTTCGGTTATATGTCGGAATATATTGCTCGAGGGGCTGCGAGGAAGATTCTTTCTGATACTGGAGACTTGGAACAGTTACAATTTTATGAGCCTTTCTTCAGAGAACAAGAAATGCTTGTTTGGAAAAGAAGCCAACGCCAATGGACAGCAACACGTACTGAAACACTTTACAGTATTGGTGCCAACCAGGGTTTTGGTAATAATTTTGGTGGAACCGTTAACTAATTTTGAGGTCAAATGCCTAATTTAGCTTACACAAGAGACATTCCTGATGGCCCTCACAATCCATCTTCGGACCAAGACCCGATGAAAACTAATACAAATTCTACGGATACAATTATAGCTGTAGAACACTTCGGGTTTAATAACACCAATGGTGGTTTGCATCAGCAAGTCACAATGCCCATTAGAGCAGGAGCTCCTGTGACTACAATAGGCCAATTGGCTTTGTTTTCTACAAATTTTGTTGTAAATGATTTTCTACAACTTTGTTATACAAGGGATAATACAGGTTTGGTTTTCGCAATAACTGGTTTAATGGATCCGATTAAGGGACCTGTAAATGCATTGACTTCATTAATCGGGAATATGTATTTACAATGCGGTTCTGTTAGTCCTATTAATCCAGGAGGTACAGTGACTGTGACTTATCCTAAACCTTTTCCTAATGCGATATATTCTGTTGTATGTACACCCAGGACAACTACAGCTATTGGTGGTGGCACTCACGATTGGGATGTAAGTGCGGTCGGTTTAAGTACCTTTAAAATCGCGACAAATGGAAATTACGCTGTTGGGGATACGTTTTATTGGATAGCTATAGGTAGTTAAATGGGCGACAAAATCGTTGTAGGGCCCATCACAAGAGGCTTGCGGAATGATGTTACTCCATTTGTTATTGATAATGATTCATTTCCTACTTTAGTCAATGCATATCAATGGAGAGGAAGAATAAAGCGTAAACGCGGCACTTCTCTTCTTGGTCGGTTACAAAGATTTTTCAAATCCACTTCGGTTTCTTATTCTTCCACTTCTACTATTAATCTGGTCGGAGGAGCAGCCAACATTCTTACAGGATTTGGCTTAGAAACCAATGGGAATATCGTTCCTGGAAGCGTTTCTATATTGGATACCGTAACTGGCCGCACTTACACAGATCCTCTAAAAAATGGCACTCTAACAGGAGCTCCCGCGGGAACGGGAACCATTAATTACGCTACCGGCGCTATAACGATCACTGGCGGTGCAGGCCATGCGATAACGGCTCAATTTTTATATACACCTGATTTGCCCGTAATGGGTCTTGAAGAGCTAACAATTGGTATAAACGATTTCCCAGGGACACTAGCGTTCGATACAGTCTATTCTTATAATATCACTACCGCCAATCCATACCCTATTTATGATGTTAGTTTTTATAAGAACCCAGGCGTTAGCGCTTTATTGCCTGGCTACATACCAAAAACTGATATCACACCTACAACATGGAATGGGCAGGATTATCAGCAATTCTGGACTGTGAATTATCAAGGCGCATTGTGGGCTACAAATGGCATCACAGTGCCTTTTACCACAACAAATATCGGGATGCAATTTAAACCAATTGTTACTGTTACTATTACTGCGGGAGGACCACCTGCTATAGCTACATTGCAAATAACAGGCCATGGCTTAGTTGTGGGAGACTTTTTATTCATTAATGAAGTGGTAACCACTACTGGGATAAACTTTCAAACAGGATATGTGATCGCTGTTATTGACGCTAATAATGTATCGGTAGAGTTTCCTAATGCGACTTTGGTCGGTAATGGAACTGGGGGGATAGCACAATATCTTACAAACCGATCAGATACCACTGTAGATTCTTTGAGATGGTATGATGGAGATCCCACTAATGGTAATTCTACAAATCCTACATTAAATGGAGCTAAGGGATGGGTAAATTTTGCTCCTCCTTTATCAATATCTAATTTCTCTATCGCAGATCTACCTAAGGCCCTATATTACTTAGTCGGCGCCAGGATGATAATGTCTTTTAAAGATCGCCTGATTTTTATTGGCCCAGTCGTCCAGACTTCAGCAGTGGGCAGTCAGAGGTATCTCCAGGACACTGTTATATATAGCCAAAATGGAACTCCATATTACACTGCGTCTTTTACTGGCGATCCATCTTTAGCGACAACGACTTTCCATCCTATTCTTGTTCCAGACAATCAAACAGCCACCCCTAGCGCATACTGGGAAGACCAAACAGGATTTGGCGGCTTTATTACAGCCGGCATTGATCAGCCCATAAACAGTGCTTCCATGAACGGGGATGTGATTATTTTAGGGTTTGATCGTTTGCAGGCCAGATTTGTGTATACGGGTAATGATATTATCCCATTCAACTTCTACATAATCAATTCTGAACTGGGTTCCAGCAGCGTTTTCTCTGCAATCAATATGGATAAAGGCGTAATCACTAGAGGAAGCCGCGGTATCATCATTACAGGGCAAACAGAATGCCAAAGAATTGATTTAGAGATACCTGATCAAGTTTTCCAGTTCCAGCTTACAAATAACGGTCCAGAACGCGTCACAGCCCAAAGAGACTTCATAAATGAATGGATTTATCTCACATATACTGCTGATGAAGATAAAGTGAAATTTCCTAACCAAACGCTCTTCTACAACTATAGAGACCAGTCTTGGGCCATTTTCAATGAATCTTATACTCATTATGGCCAGTTTCGAAGAAAAACAGGATTTATTTGGAGTACTGTAGGTCTGATTTATCCTACATGGAATTCTTGGAATGACCCTTGGAATGCAGGTGAGTCGACTTTGTTGCAACCAGAAATCATCGCAGGTAATCAGCAAGGCTTCGTAATGGTCAAAGACGAAGGAACGAATGAAGGGAACTCTTTATACATCCAAAACATATCTTCTAGCACTGTTACGTCTCCAGACCATGGTTTAAATGAAGATGACTTCATAATCATCACAGGAGCTTTAGGAACCGTCGGCGCACAAGTAAACGGGAAAATATTCCAAGTAACTTCAGTAGATAACAATACCTTTATTTTAAATCCTACTATTACATCTGGAACATATCTTGGAGGCGGCTTAATCAAAAGAATGTATGTGCCGTTTATCCAAACAAAGCAGTTCCCAGTAGCCTGGGGAATGGCGAGAAAAACTAGAATAGGCGTTCAGCAATATCTTTTGAGCAAGACTTCGAATGCCCAAATTACCCTGCTCATATTCTTAAGCCAAAACGATAGTAGTCCATATAATGAACCGCCTTTTGTACCGGATCCTTTGAGTTTAAATAATGCGCTTCTATATAGCACTGTACTCTACACATGCCCAGAAAGCACAAATTTAGGTTTAACGGCGGCAAATGTTAATTTACAGATGCCTACGGCAGATGCTCAGCAGCAGATTTGGCATCGCATAAACACATCTCTCATTGGAGATACAGTCCAATTAGGATTTACCTTGTCCGAAGACCAAATGAGGACTTTAGAGGTATCTACGAACTCATATGCTATTACTGGAGCTACAAGGGCAAGCCCCTGTGTTTTAACAACGACAGCTGCCTTTACTCCAGGTTCTACAATTCGTATCACGGGCGTTGTGGGCATGACAGAACTAAACAATAATATATTTAATGTGCTGGAATCTGATGCTACGACCGTAACAATTGAAGTCAATTCCGCCCCATTTGGAATTTATGTTTCTGGGGGTATTGCAACAATTGTAGCCCCTAATCAATTTGCTGAAATTGAATTGCATAGCTTTATTTTGGATGTATCACCTTCCCAGGTATTGGCATGAGCGCTAATGTTGTTAATCAGGTGGCATATTTACGGACTTCTAGGGAATTCCCGGAAGAAATGCATCAGATGTCCGTTGAAATGAATAAGGCCTATGTCGATATTGCCAATACCGTTAATAATCGCATCATATCGATTTTTCCTACAAATCGGCCTGCAATCAATGGTGAGAACTGGTTTATCTTTCAAAATCAACGCCAGCAAGGTCTAAGACAGGTTTACACATTCACTACTACTGCAGATATGGACTTGGGCTTCAAATTCTCTACAATTGAGCGTTTTGTGCGCTTTTTTGGCACGTATACTGACGGCACTAATTGGTATGGGCTAATTCCAGGCACCTCTGTGGCAATTGCAGGACAAATTTCTTTTTACATAGCCCTAAATGCAGGATCCACAACCACAGATACAATAAAATTTTTAGTAGGTGCTGGGGCTCCGGCTTTAAATAATGGAACCATCGTGATAGAATGGATTTCAAAACCCTAATACAGGTGAATATATGCCTTCTTATGGAATGAAAGAAAACATCCCTTCTGGATACCGAAAAGGTACAGTACAACAATTTACACCTGATCAGATGAAATTATTAAAAAACTCTATGCGCCACGTAGGTCCTAATAGTTTCTTATCAAGGCTTGCTGGTGGTGATGAGTCAATGTTCGCAGAAATGGAAGCTCCTGCGTTACGCCAATTCCAAGGTTTACAAGGGCAAATGGCTTCTCGATTCAGCCAGGGAGGTGGTGGACCAGGAGCATTAGGAGCAAGACATAGTAGTGGATTCCAAAACTACGCGAACCAAGCTACTAGTGACTTCGCCCAGCAATTACAAGGACAAAGGATGGAATTAAGAAATCAAGCATTAAGAGATTTAATGAGCATGAGTAATGAATTGATGGGTCAAAGACCCTACGAAAATTTCTTAGTGAAAAAACAACAGAAACAAGGTTTTGATTGGGGAGGACTAGCTGGAGGAGCAGCTGGGGCCACTGGAGGATTCTTTTTAGGAGGCCCAGCTGGAGCCGCTACAGGTGCTTCATTAGGTTATAATGCGGGCTCAGGTTTATTTTAAGGGGTTATATGGTACAAATTATAGAAGAAAATCGTAAACCGACTTTCTCGGAAAGATTGAATAGATCTTTAAGAACCAGTGTCGAACAAGGTTCTCAATTGTATGAAAATTATCAGCAACAACAAAGAGAAGCCCAACGAGAAAAGCAAAAAAGGCAGGCTTTACATAGTTTAGTCGGAGAACAAGGCGAAGCCATAGCTGATTTGCCACCAGAACTTCAAAAGCTTTATGTTGATTATGCTCTAAAAGGGGGACTGCAACAGCAGAAAATCGCTCATGAACTCCAAAAAGGCGACCAAAAACTAGATGAAAATAGACAGAAAACGCGGGATTTAGAAATCCGACGCGGATTAGAACCCGGTTCTCTATCTGCTTATGAAAATGATCCCGCAATGGCCGAAAGAATTTCTAGGCCTGAAAAAGCTAAAGCACCGCTCGGAGGATTAGCAGGAACGCCTCCTAGCCGAGAAGAAGCGGCGGCCATCGAAAGAGTAATCAGAGAAAACCCACAAGCTTCTGCTGAAGAATTAGAATTAGCTTTTAATAAAGAACCAGAGATTCTTCCTGGAAGGACAAGCAATATATTGGAAAGTAGACGCCGATCTGAAGAAATTCAAAGAAAAGAATCCCCACAACTTCAACGCCAAGAATTATTAACAAAGGCCCAAGCTCAAGCAGACATAGAATATGATAAAGAATTGCAAAATCGCGCCAAGAAAACAGTATTAAAAAATGAATCTCTTGACAGAATAGAAAAAATAATAAAAAAGGGAGTTTCTGGAAAACCTGTAGATCAAATCTTAGAAGCTGTCGGATTGATTTCAAAAACATCGGAAGGAAGAAGAGAACTAGCAGCAGAAGTCAAAAATCAATACACTGATTTTAAAGAAGTGGCAGGATCTCAGTTATCCGCTATGGAATTTAATATCTTATCTGGAGCCTACCCTAATCCTAACTTTAGCAAAGAAGCAAACTTGGCTATTGTAAAAAACTTAAGAATTGTCGGAGAAACCTTAAACGAAGAATATAAAATCGCCGAACAGTTAAAAAAGGAAAATGGAGGCAAGAAACCTGAAGATTTTCAAGCAAAAGTTAACGAACGACTTTTTGGTTATATTGCCTCAAGAAAAGAAGAGTTAAAGGAAAATATAAGAAAAATATTAAATTCTCAGCATAAAATACGTCCTGGATATGTTTTAATGTTCGCTAATGGTGATGAAAACGATCCAATGGAAGTGCCGGAATCTGAAGTGAAGAAATTTATAGATATGGGTGATACTTTACCATGAATACTTCGGAAGACGCTAGAGATCAATACAGAATAAAAAAAAATTTATACCAACCTGTAGAAAAAGAACCTACGCAAACACTTGCTGAAGAAAAAGACCCCAGAGATGCCTATAGAATTCCTTCAGGTGCATCTTATGAAAATGATGACGACCTTGATAGGGTGGTGGAAAAAAATATAGCTGGATTAACTTCTAGAGGGATAGAGCAGGTCGTTGGTTTTCCAGGAAATATGCGCGAATTTGCTAAAACCGTGAAAGACATTTATCATATAGATCCACTTTATCAAAAAATAAAATCTTTGCAGAAAAACGAAACTGGTTTGAAGAAGTTTGAGGATGAGAATCTTTCTATCATACCCTTGGTTGGCTCAATTATCGATTGGTTTCCTACAAGTTCTCAATTGCGTCAAAAATCCAAAGAGCTTACTGGTGGTTTTACAGAGCCAACTGGTGAATTTTCTAAAGTCGGGCATGAAATATTTGAAGATGTTATTTCTTCTGTTTTGCCCGGTTCAGGTCCCAGAAATATTTTTAGAAATCTGGCCATACCTGTTATTTCTAATTTATCAAAAAGTGGGGCCGAATACTTAGGGATTGAAGATAAAGGCCAAGCGGCGACAAAATTCGGGATTACATTTTTTTTAAATTTGATGAACCGTGCTAATGCGCCCAAGTACAATAGAGACTTATGGAATAACGTTGTAAATACAGCTCCAAATATATCCGTAACTCAAAGACAGAATCAAAACTTGCTAAGACAAGCAGAACATCTCAGAGACGAGTTGAGTTTGGGTTTAACAGCGCCTTCAGAAAGTAGCGCTTTAAGTGCAGTAAATAAATTTATAGACAAACTTTCTCGTCCTAATGCTCCTGTTACTGCGAAAGAATTAGTAGCTTCGAACCGAAGTTTAAACGAAATAACAGGTGATCCCTCGTTACTAGAAAGAGGAAGAACACAGCTGAATAATCTAAGAAAAACCATTCATCAAGGTGTAGAACATATAGGTCAACAAGCGCCAGATTGGGTAAAGAGCTGGAAAAACGCAAATGAAACACATGGAGCTATAGCCAATAGTCATTATGTAGCCAATTATGTGAGCAAAAACTACACCAAACCTTTAGTAAGCGAAGGGGCAAGGGCATTGTTTGGCGCTGGACCAACAGCTACAGCGATCGGAGCCACAACAGCCGCGCCTATATTTGCTATCTATAAAGGAATTCAAGTTTTAAACCGAGTATCTCAAAGTCCTATTCTTCGAAAATATTACACAGATGCCATATTAGCTACTCTTAGAGGAAATGCGGCTCTTATGACAAGTAATCTTGAAAAATTGGATAAAGAATTGGCTAAAAAAGAGAAAAAAATCCCTTACAAATAAGATCAATAATCCATATATTTTTCTTCGCTATTCCCAATTAGCATTATAATCAAAAAAAGAAAAAATCCACCTATTGACATTACTAACATATTATTTCCTTCCTTCCTTCAGCAAATCGTAGAATTTTTGGTGAAATTCTTTTTGTGATTCTGCAAACATTATATATAATTTGTCTGATCTTTCAGATTGCGTGGACATTTCTTGTTGTAATCTTTCAGAAATTTTATCAGTCCTTTCGGTTTGCAATTGGTTTTGATAGAACAAAAACACAAAACATACCAAAAAAGTACCTATGATAGATATCCATTCCGCAAAAAACCATGCAGATGGAGCCTCATGTTTGTTTATTTTTTCCATTTTTTATCTCCTTTTTCATTAAAACCATGCCTTACCTCGTCCTGCCTAGCCAAACCTTGCCTTTCCTAGCCTCGCCACGCCGTACCAGGACTCGCCTCACCACGCCGCGCGTTGCCTTACCGGGCCTTGCCGTGCCGGGCCATGCCGTTTCTCTCCTGGCCATGCCGAACCTGGCCAAATCACGCCTCTCCTCGCCGCGCCACGCTTTTCTAATCTTTCATCTCTGTGATTTTGATAGACTCTATTTCGAACCGCCCATAACCTAGCACTCGGGCATCACCGATGCCAACCATCTTACCAGCGTCATCTACAATCTTTTTGATTTGTGATGGTGAGACAATAGAATCATCAAAAGAAAAAGCAAATTCTGTTTTCCATCCGGGGCAGCAAGCTACTCTGTAACGGATATTTTTCCCTTTGGAATTGGGGTTCATTACAGCTCGGATATCTAAATATACATCTTGTGAACTATCGCTTGGCATTTCATTAAATGCCATTTTCTCCCAACCTTCAGGAAGCCATCTATCAATTAATGAAATTTCAGTAAGAACCAAAGATGAGGAGATAAACGACTTCTGGATAGATCCTCGGCCTGCTTTTGTGTATCTCGATGCCTCTTTAAGACAACCACTCCAATAAGAGGCTGGGACATACAGTTGACCGCCTTTTTCTAAAACGGTAGACTTCCATTCTTCTGGGTTATTTCCGGCGCTACCAGATTTCTTTTGCTCTAGATTTGTTATAGCCTCAATTTTAAACGCATGGAATAAAATTGGTCTCAACCCTTTAATTTTTACTTCTGCTTGCTTCATTTCTTTCCTTTTT